ACTTCCTCCGACCTTACTCACCAATATGCAAGGGAATGTCGGAGCTTTGGGAAGCGGTCGACAGTATACTTTGACATGATTGCCTAAAGCCTGTCGAACCTCATCCTCTATGTCTATACTTCTTAAAATTTCCATCACTTCACCGCCCGGCTCAAAGCCTTGTCTTCTGCTTCAGCTATCATCGAGTCTCTGTCCGTTGTTGACACAAAGGCCACCCAACGGCCGCCACCATAACCGCCAACGATTGAATGAGCTTCAAAGCCCTCACCGCCTCGCGTGTTGTTAGCGTTTGCTCTGTCACGGATTCCATTAGCCGTCTCTTCAACAAGAGTCTTAACTCCGTCAGAAAGAAGGATTTCACGAAACCCCGCAGAATTGAACTCGATTCGCATCTGTGTCATCCCTGCCACCTCTTAAGGTTCAACTGCATATTTGTGACGGTTCCTGTCGGTAAGCTGAAGAGCTTCGGCTCTCCGTCTATCTCGTAGGTGTTGCCGTCATACACAATATGGTCGCCCGCCTTTACATCAGCGTTAGGCGGCAAGATTGCTGTCAGCCCTTGCATGATGCCAAGCTCACGGCCGTCGAGTGAAAGACTACCGCCACCGGGCTCAACAAGGCAGTTATTTATCGTGAGGTCTGTTGTCTTCGTCCAATCGAAGACTTCCGAGCCTCTTGAAGTGGTCACGCTCGCACGTTTCCGTGTGATTGTCATCGTCATGAAACTCGGGAGCATCTTACACCTCCTGCACTCTGTACGGAGCCAATGCCGCGATCAGCGGGTCTGTGATAGCTGTTGCGCTTGCGTTGCTTGCCCAATTAAGCGAGTAAGTGATTGATACACCGCCCGCAGATTCACTCTGCACTCCGTAGGAGTTGGTCAAAGCGTTAGCGATTCGTCCTGCAAGGATTTCCTTGATAGCACCCATCTGGGAAGCACCAAGACCGCTGTTGAAACGAACAACGACATCATTCCAAGACTTGCCCAAAACAGAGCCGTCAAGGAATAACAGGCCGTTTGTCTTTCCGTGAAAATCAAGAACTGATTCGTTATTGATAGTCACAGATGTATAGCTTGTCACGAACCTCGACGGAACCTGCACGCATCTTGATACGTTGATGCTGTCTGCTTCAAGCTTGCACGGAAGCTCTGGAAATAAATGCCAACCGCAAAAGTTGCGTATGCTTGTTTGAGCAGATGCCAACAACGAGGACACCCTCGTGTCATTCACGAATTTATTGCCCGTTAAGGTGTTAAATTCTGCGACCGTCATCAAGTCTGGCAAGCTTGCCGTGTTCTCTATGGAATATCCCCAATTTGTCAGCAAATCACTCATTTGTTGCTTGCTCCTTTTGCTTTGTTAGCGGGCTTCTTAACCGCTTTGGTTGTTACTTCCGGCTCTGCCTTTGCCGCGCCAACTTCAACAGCACCATCGGGCTGATTGCCTTCTGTGTAGCGGTACAGCTTGCCATTGATTGAATAAATCTTCTTCATCATTTCACCTCATATGAGGGCGACCGAAGCCGCCCCCTTCGCCTTATTATGATGAGCTTGAAACTGTTCCAACGAGTGCGAAAGCAGCAGGAACACGGGTAGCAAGAGCGAGTCTCTCCTCGATTCTTACTGTAACCTTGTTCTTGATGAAGTCGTCCTGATCGCTGTTAGAAACTTCAACGCGGAGACCTTCGCCAGCCTTTGTTACAACAGAAGAACCTGCCTTAAAAGCACCAACGATTGCGGCACCCTGCTCGATTGCTTCAGACTCAACAACGTTGAGACCCCAGATGCGAGGATTAGGAGCATAAGCACCGTTGCCATAAGAACCGTAAGCAGGACCGCCAAGGAGATACTGAAGATTGCTATCCTTTGTAAGGAGCAGAGTCTCAAGGTCTGCGGGATTGATAAGAAGAGCATCGGGAGCATAGCCTGTTGCTGTTCTGATTGCCTGCTTTGCCTTCAGAATGTTATCGAATGAGATGCTGTTTGCACCCTGCTGGATGCCGTCAACTGCAAGGAGTGAGTCAACAAGGAAAGCCTCAACAGCTTTCTTGAACTCGTAAACGCCACGGCCTCTGATTGCGCTCTCAAGGAAAGCAGCATCAGAAAGGATTTCGTCTGTCTCCTTCAGGAATCCTGCGATCTTTGAAAGAGCAACGGTCTTGTCATCAGAAGGGATGTTGATCTGGGGCTTTGCGTTGCCCTGTGCAACTGTACCGAATGATCCTGCCATTGTTCCGAGCACATAGTATGTGAGAGCATTGCCGCTGATTGACTCTGTTGCGAACAGGTCTCTAACACCAAGAGCGGGCTGTGCATCAACAACCTTCTGGCTTGTTACTCCAACGGTAGGAGCTGTCTCGGGATCGTTGTAAGCCTTAAATGCGAAGCTTCTGGAGCCCTTCTGTGTCTTAAGTTCCTCAAGATTTGCGGATTTGATTCCGTCCATTTCTTCTTCCTCCTTCTGTTCAACCTGTCCGATTGATTCCTTTACTTTTGCCACCTCTTCAGCCTTCTTTACAAGGCCGTCAAGCTTTGTGATTTCCTCTGTCAGAGCCTCACCGCTCTTGATTCCCTCTTCTGTTGTGAGGTCAAGGCTCTTGAGCTCTTCCTTTTTTGCTTCAAGCTGTTCCTTTAAGTTCATGATTAAACCTCCATTGATTTGATAAAATTTTCTATTGCTTCTTTTCTCGACTCAAGATTGCTCTGCTTTGCCTCCTCCGATGCCTCGTTGGGCTTTGCTTCGTCCTTTCCCTCGTCTGTATCATCAACGGTCTCTTTTAACTTTGCCAGACCGCTCATGGCTTCCTTTAAATGGCTTTCGATCTCTGCCATCGTGTCTAAATCCTTCGCGCTGTTTCGTCTGCCGGACTTTGTCTCGGGCTCGTCAGCCGCCTTAACCTCTGTCACCGTTGCATCGCTATTCGCAGGAACTGTCACACAGGATATCTCAAACAGGTCAAGCTCGCGGAGCTCGTTTGCTTTTCTTCCGTCCTCAAGCTCGATAGGAGCCCAATCAAGTGTGTCATAAGCAAAGCTGAAGCTCTTAAGCCTTCCGTCCTTATAAAGCTCACGGACTCTCTGGGCTTCCTCTGTGTCATCGAACTTCGCAACGAAGTGCAGACCCTTCTCGTCCTCGTCTGCATCAGCCGTTCCGATGAATGACTTGAGCTGATCCATCTGATGAGCCCAAAGAAGAGGGATTCCCTTTCCACCGTTCCAACGGTTCTTTAAGCTGTTCGTGAACGCACCAGAGGCAACGATGTCCCCGTAGCTATCGGGCTCTCTGATCCATGTAGAAGCGTAGCCCTCGATTGAACCGTTACCGTCATCTCTGTACTTAACACCAAACTCTTTGTAATTCATGTTTTTATACCTCCGTGATAATCACACTTGTTGAACAATTACAGCCGCAACTTTCATCGGGGCTTAATGCCGAATCATCGCCCGGCCATCTTGCACCGTTGCTGAATGTGTCATCTATATCAACGCGCTCGCCATTCATGCCCGCGTGGCTTGCTCTTGCGTTTGCACCTGTCACCCATTCCTTCTGGATGCGCTTCGAGTAGCCGTGTCGCTTTGCCTGATTGCACGATTCAACCATGCCCCATCCGGCTACACAAACAGCCAATGATTGACCGTAAACAGAAGCATCAAATCCCGCACGCTTTTCCATGACATCAGCGGGAGTCCTGACTTCTTCGTCTTCCTCGGCTTCTTCCTGTTCAGCGATAGCCTTGTCGAGGTCTCGCTTTGTCTTGACATTGATCGCGTGCGCTCTGCCTTTTGCCAAGGCCATGAGATAGTTGCGAGTGACGGCTTTGTCATACTCCGTCCCGAGCTTCTTTGCCGTGCTCATGCCGTGAGCATCTGATACCATCTCAACTACGGGCTGAAGGTCTGCCGTGAGCTCATCGTCCCACCGCTTACCGTCCCACCAATCGGCCTTTGCTCCAAGCTTCGGCAGGATTGACTTCGCCTGTCGCTCGAAGAACTTGCTCAACACCTTCTCGACAGCTTCATCTTCGGCTCTTTCACTCATGCCTTTGATACTTAAAACCTCTGACTTCTGCCGCATTTTCACGGGCTCCGTGGTCATCGGCTCCTGCTCGTCCATGTGCGTATCAGTCGGGCTTGCCTGTCCGCCCTCAACCACATTGAGCGGCACGATGAGCTCGTCCCCACCCTCAATAGGCGGCAGATTGTAGTCAGCTCTTGCCTCGTTCCTTGTGAGCCAAGGACCACCAACAGAGCTCTGCATGATGCCCGCACGTTCCTCAAATGAGCCTTTGAGCTTTTCCGTGAGGTCAAACTCAACATAAACGTTGCTGTCTGCCTCGATCATAGGCAGCAGGAAATCATTGATTCTCTGCTGAAGCATCTGCAAATCGGGACCAAGACACTCGGCATATAAGGCTCTCGCGTTATCCCTTGCGCTTGCATAGGTCTGCGTGCCTGTGTGCCAGATCAGCGCGGGATTGATTCTGTAAGCAGCCGCAACAGCTTCACGGGAGAGCTGAATCGACTCCGCCCATTGCTGTTCCTTGAAGCTCGTCTGGAACGGCTTTATCTCCATACCGTCCTCCATCAGAGGAATTGACCCCGCTTTTGCTCCATCGGGTCCCCATGCTTCACGGAAAGCATCAACGAATCTCTTTTTCGTCTCGTTATCCCAAGGCTGTACATCTTTCGGCCTTAAAATCTGCGCGTTAAGTCTTCCCGAGCTATGCCAGAGCTGTTTTCTAAACCTGCCCGCCTCTATCTGCTCTTGCAAAGTCTGTCGGAGCCCTGTTATCGGTGAGAGATAGCCGCCCGGATTGCCCGGAGAATAGGTCTTAAACTGTACGAACTCGCTTTTCGGGATTTCCGTCACGAGGCCGTTAGTTGTTGACACTCTTATTGCGTTAGGACCGTAAACGTTGCCGCCAATCGTCTGCTGTACCCACTCTGACGGGATGATTAAGAGCTGATAGCCCGTGTCATTGTCAGCATCAGGTGTCACCCAGACATAAACACAGCCAAAGACATAATATTCGGTGGCTATTGCACGGATGAACTCAAAGCAGGTCTGATACTCGTTGGGTTTCCAGAGTACCCTTGCCGCGATAGAGTCCCGATCACGCTGTCTGTCCGTCTCTCCGTCACGCTTGTAGACCTTGAGCGGGAGCTGTGCAATACTGCTCGACAAATAATTGACTACCGCCTGCAAGTTGTCCTGTGTCTGATAGAGTGTTTTTGCGGTATAGTTGAGCACCTGTGTAGGTGCATCAGAGCCAAGTGATATCTGAACCACATTCGGCCTCATAAATTCCCGCAATCTTTCAAAAATCGAAGGCATTTTTCAAATCTCCTTACAACATTTTGCGCTTGATAAAATCTATCCGTTTCTCAACGGCTTCTTTTGCCCACTCGTGAATCAAGCTGTCTTTTTTTCGCATCAGCAGAGCTATTTCCATGTACCAACCGCTCTGATACATCACGCTCTGCTTATTTGTAGTGCATGAGCCCTCTCTCACTAACCACTCAACACAATCCTCTTGCACCGCTGAAGCGGTTTCGCATACATCCATCTGGCAGATATGCTGAAAGCAGTCATCAATCACAAGTCCCAACGGAAACTCCACGCACTTCTCCGTCTTGACCGCCTTGCTCCATGGCATCCCGCCCATGATATCGAGGCATATATCAGCCGGAGTGATATCATCGCTGTATCTATCGTGATGATTTCCGGGCAAGCCCGTGCTCAACCTTGTCTTGATGTAGTTCATCCGTATGACATCGGGCATATCGTGAGCAATCGCGTTGTCATGGATTCGCTGAAAGACCTTATCATCACACAGCACATCGTCATCATCGAGCCATAACGTGTATGCGTCGCCCTTGTAGAACTCCATGCCCTTATTGCGAGCACCTGCGGCATAGCCTTTTGACTCGACTTGCACCGCTTTATCGGGCTTGAGCTTCTTCACGATGTCCCAAGTCTTCCCGTCCGTGCTTAAATCATCGACTATGACCAGATGATAGTCTGTAAAGCTCTGCCGCCTTATGCAATCGACCATCCTCGGAAGGAACTCGCCCCCGTTGTAGGTCGGAATAATGATTCTGAAAAATCTATCTTTCAAACTTGCCTCTTTCTGGTAACACTTTCTCAAAACTGCGGCTCATCATCTCGACCGCTTCATCGTACTTGTCAGCGGGTAAGTCGCCCGCATCGTTTATACAGATTATCTGTATGTCTTTTGCCTCAATTAGCCCCCGAATGACATCGAGGGTAGAATTTATCCTCTGATACTCAAAACGCGCTGTAAACGGTTTAAAACTCTTTGTGTATAAAGCAAAGTAGTTATATATATACCCTGTCACGTTCCACGCGTGGCGCTTCGGTGTCACCATTGGCGGGATCAAGTCACCACAGAGCCGTCCGACTTCTTTCATGTGGTCAACTCTGATGCCCTTCTGACAATGTTGCGGCTTTAACAATATCCACGGATCAGTTCGCTCAACACCCAGAGCATCGGCAACCATGTCCATACCGTTTCGGCAATTCCGTCTAAACGTGTTCCGATAATGATAATCTGACTCGGAAAAGTTCAGCCGAGGCATATCACCGTCCCAGAAGTCGCCCTCCGTCATAGGCTGAAGCGTGAAAAAGTCATCATTTCCGTAAATGAACCTCTCCGACAGCCCATCGAGCCGCCAAAGGAATGACTCAATCGCGGAACTGCTGAAGGTCGGCAAGTATTCAGCCGGAATGAACTCATCATGAGTCACTATCCGCACATTATCCCTGTTTACCCAATCGGGCACTTGTGATTCCGTGCTTACAATCAGCACAATCCTGTCTATAAATGGCATATTTGCCGATATTCCGCGAAAAGCATACTTCAGCGTGTCAAAACTGCGGTATCTGCTCTCATCAAAGGCGGCTCGCCCGTATTTACTCAAATATTGCTCCCGCCAAACAGGATCAGAGCCGTCTACATATGGCAAAACGTAATCCATCACGCAAACACCAATTCAGAGCCGCTTGCATAGCTACTCTCATATATCTTTTTGCCACCAACCTGCTGAACCCTTGTAGCAGCTGAAAAAGCCATGATGCACGCTATCAGCGGGGCAGGATCATCGGGGCTCTTAACCCTATCAGGGAGACTCACACCGCCCCCGAGGTTCCTCAACTGCATCGTTTTACCGGGAGCATCAAGCACGGGCTGTGATAAGTGATATATCTTGACCCCACCAATAGGAGTCTCGCCCGCTTTCAATGGAGCACTTGCCGCTATCGCATCAAAAAAGCGGCCCCATCCCGCAGGAAGTTCACCGCCCTCAATCGCTATTCGTTCAACATTCTTTATTGTGCAGATTTGCTCTGCTAATCCACACACAGGACAGCCTCGGCCCTGAAAAGCTAAATTTGTCTTGCCCTTTGCCGCCCATGACTCAAACCATTTATAAGCCCACTCTGTCCCGATCTGCCTCTTGATGACCTCGATGTGATAGTTGCCATCCTCACGCATACCGCACGCGGCAATGGTGCACCACCGTCTATCCTGCGAGAGGTCAATCCCGAAGTATATCTCACTCTCGGGAGCTATCTGCGAGTCATCATCCAAGCACGCTTCCCAAGCTCCGTCTGGGAACGGTTGCGGCAGGATCGTCTCAACCTGCTGGCACATACACTCTGAACGGAATTTATTTTCCGGGAACGTGGCACGGTTTGACAGGAGAGCACGCTCCGTCAAAAATCCATATCCTAAAGCCGGATTAGCTTGGGCAAGTGCCTCCATGTCATCCGTTGCCGCGCCATCTGGGGCAGACCATTCAAACCACCCAAGAGAGTCAACATCTATATTTGAGCCGAAATCGCTCACTTTTGTTCCGTCAATCATCTCCACAGCTTTCGCGCGGAGTTCTCTCAAAACTATCGAGTCAGGATCTCCCGCATTACTAAAACACACAACTATTCCGTTGGGCTTTGCCACGGTCGAAGCAACAGCTGCCGACCAAACTTCATAGTCGCGTAGTTCTCTCAATTCATCCAGAAGGACTAAATCGTTTGAGTCACCTCTGCCCGCTCTTCTTGTCGGAGCACCAACCTTGTAGTTAGATCCATTTTTCAGAACTAACTTTTTGCCGCCATTCCTGCGGGCGACATAGTCAATCATCCGTGCAAGGCTCTTGTTCTCTTCTTGATCCTTGATGACCGCTTCCCAAACCTCTTCAGCTTTTTCAAGCGAGAGGGAAGTTCCGAAGATGTTCGGAGCATCAAGCACGTTGCAAAAAAACGAAGCAATCACCTCTGACACGGTGGTTTTACCGTTCTGTCTTGCAACCTCTAACGAAATCGCCCTAAATCTGAACCGCCATTCCTTCTCGAGGTCGCCAACTATCTCAAACGCATGAATCAAAAACCACTCTTGCCACGGGTACAGAGTCTTGTTCAGAAATGTCTTGCCATACTCGATCATAGCAAAGCCGAGGCTCGTATCTTCTGTCAGCTTCCGCGCTTCTGGTGTAAATATTCGCGCTTCTGTTTTTCCCTTCATCTGACCGCCTCCGTCAATGCCTTAAAACAAGGGTTGGAAACGAGTAAGGCGGACTCGCTTGTCGTGTAGCTATCACTATCCAACCCATATATTCAACAACTCGAAGTTTTACTTCGCGACCTTAAACCTTTTCTTTATGTCATTGATGTTATCAACCTCAACCTCATCGCTTCCGGCAAGGTTCCGCATCGTCTTGACCACATAACAATAATCCTTAAAGGCCGCCCTTATCTCCTGCGGAGCGGGATTTGCTTTCTTCACTCTTTCGCCCTGCGTGCTTGTCGCTTCAAACGCGGGAGGCTCGTTCTTGTATCGCTCAAGATTGTCCTCAATCCACGCGCGCATTGTTTTTTCTATCTTCGAGATAGTTTCTTCTTGTTTGTTCATACGCTCACCGCCTTGATTTTTGCTGTATGCCACTAAAAAAGCTTCAAATTTTGGGACGGAAAGACAAC